ATCGAGGTAGAACTTGAGAAAGTCCTTCCAACGATATTAGACCGTAACTCAAAGGACCCGCTTGTACAATCATTAAGAACTATATACAGAGAATATGGCTTAACGCCGAACCCTGATAAGTCTAATGCTGCACGGCCTGATCTTGAATATTACGACTTAAAACCGTTGTGGGACAAACTCTTCGATTACCAAGAATCTTTTCTTGTTCCGGAGATGCTTGAACTTTTGGGTTTAAAGCGTGTAGAGGTTCCGAAAGGTTCCCCCTAAGTCATTTCCATTCCTTGTTGATCCCACATTTCTGACGATTAGGCTCGCCGCCTTTCGCTAACTATTAACCACATCCATAAGGAGCAGTTATGTTACAACAATCATTTGATTGGAGTAAGTTAGAGAGAGGAGCTCGGTATCGCTTAGTAGCCATTGGTCTACCCCACTATATGATAAATCCACTTGTGGATTTAACATTTCGTTGGGTTAGAGAAAATGGGCCAGAGTGGACTGTCTCTAGACTAAAATGTCTAAAGTTAGCCCTGATCCGCCGTAAGGCTGGTCTACCTATTGATATCCCTTGGGTTCGTAAGAACTCTTCAGGTTTACCATTTGGTGTCTTTGGCTCCGTAATGAAATGGTGTTTGCGTGATAGCTCAGAAAAGAATTCTCGTAAGAGATTTAATTCTGCTCTTCAGGCACTCAACATTGCTTCTCTATTTACTCATGAAAAAGTGTCAAAAACACAATTTCAAAAGTTTATGGATGGCGTTAATTGTGATCCGAATGACAATTTAGAAGTGTCATTCTACTACAATTATTCTCAGTTTGTGAAGCGTCATTTTCCGCTCCACAAAATCACTAGAGGCCACAATTCATTACTTGAATACCGGGGTTCGCCCACAAAATGGGCTCCCTTGTTTCATAGTAGTGAACGAGTTCATCAATCTGATAACATTCTTGCAGAAATGCAATATGCATCAGGTAGAGAAAACTATGAATTCGCTTGGAAATACAACGAGCTTTACGCTCCTGTAGTTGCAGGAATTCTTGGTCCTCAAGTAAGGTTGAAGGTTAATCCTGATAAACATCTGTATGGAGGTGAAGTTCACTTCCTACAAGAACCTGGTTTGAAGTTGCGAGCAATCGCTTCTCCTTACCGGATTCATCAGTTGGCACTTAAACCCATTGGCGATGCTATTTATAGTATCGTTAAGGAGTTAGAGTGGGATTGTACATTCAATCAGTCTAAAGCAATACCTTGGATCCAGAGATCCTTGTTAGAAGGTAAACAGGTTCACTCAGTAGATTTAACTGGTGCGACAGACTACTTCCCATTAGGGTTGCAGCTTGAAACACTTCGTTCTATCTTTGGTGATGTTATTGACATAGCACTTATTGAAGAAATCTCTCGTCTCAGATGGAAATCTGAAATGGGTGATATTCAATGGCAACGTGGCCAACCTCTTGGATTATATCCAAGTTTTGGTATGTTTACATTGACTCATGGTCTTC